CATAATCTCTTATATCAAGAGGAATAAAATCTTCATTGTAAATATACATTATTTTTTACCGATATGATACTTTTGAATAAGCTGCCAATTTTTCTTTTCTGAATGAGGAATTATTTTAATTTGGTTTAACCCCAATTGAGGTTCCTTATATTTATTCTCATTAATTGGATCTATTAATCCCCATTCTTTTAGCAACTTTACTATTATGTTTCTTCTGCCAAGATCATTGCTGTCCATATTGCTATCAAGACCATCAAGAACAAACATCTCCTTGAAGTGCATGATTGCATATCTTCCTCTCTTGTGCAAAATGTGACATGATTGATAAAGCTTTTTTTCTTGTTTTGAAGAAACGCCTATACGGGTTAATGTTTCCTTAACCTTCAGAAAGTCCTGTTCGGACTTTAGCTTTATTTCTACACCTAAACCTTGAAAAATATCCTCGTCAACTGCGCTCATAATATCTCCATACAAGGATATTTATTAAATTTTGTATTCTTCTACATGCTTTACAATAGCATCCTTTTGTTCCTGGGTCAAAAGAACCTCATATTCGCATGCTTTACGATAGGAGACATCGTAATACTTGATAATAGCCTGAATTACATCGCTCTTATCTTTCTTGGCCCATCCGCTGAACCGTTTTCGCTTACGGACAGCCAATCTATAGTAATCGTATTGCATTCTCTTGTCTAGGAATGGATACTTGTTCATTTCGTTGGCATAGGCCACGGTATCCATGAAATAAGAGAGAGACTTATTGACTATAAAAGGAACATAATCCCGACCATCCTGGTCGAGAATATCTTCCTTAGTATAGTTGATGGATTCTAGAACCTTTCCTAGATTCATTTGCCGATGCCCTTAAACTCGCAGTTCATCATGATCTCAACCATCATGGCTGTCAGATTGATCTCCTGATCAGCCACAAAAGCAGACTTGTATTGATACTCGGCAATGATGGTAATTGCTTGCGGAATACTGCTTGGGACTAGCATCTCCTGTAGATTATCGTAAATCTTACGGAAAATATCCGTGCTATTATCCAGGTTCTTCACGATCCATTCACGAACAGACTTGAAGTTCTTTTGAGCCATGAAACCAATTAGCTTGGCAACATCAACATCCTTGACCTCAGAGAGAATTCCGATGTCGATCTTTCCCGATACAGAGTATCGCTGAAGTTCGTTGATGATTCGCCTAAAGTCTGGGAAGTGCTTGATTACGAGTTGTCTAACTGCACCGTCATTGTATTCAATATTTTCAGCAGTTAGAATTTTGCAAGCTCGCTTGTACATTTCAAGACCAAGCGTGGAGTTTTCTCCTGATTGAATATTGAAGTTGATCTCTGTGCAGCGAGAGTGAAGAGGTTCAATGATTCGATACTTCCAGTTACAGGTCATGATAAATCGGCAGTTGGCTGCAAATTCCTCAATGGCCCCGCGCAAAGCAGGCTGAATGCTCTGGGCATTAGAGTAATCGAACTCGTCCAGAATCACTACCTTCTTGGCATCGGTCAATGATACAGTGCTAGCAAAGCCACGAATCTTTGTTCGCAGAGTATCAATATTCCCATCCTCTGAGCAGTTGATGAGAATGTAATCACACCCAAGATCATTGCAGAGGGCCTTGGCAACGGTAGTCTTACCGCATCCAGGCTTACCAACAAACATCATGTTCTGCAATTCACCACCCTTTACCATTTCGCTAAAGGTAGCTTTTAGTTCCTTTGGAAGAACACAATCGGATAGCGTCTGGGGTCGATACTTCTCGACCCACAGGTACTGGTCAGTTGTCATGATTAGCTCCCGCTGTTACTGCTAGATTCTAGGGCGATCCAATAGGTCAGATTTAGATTCTTTGAAGTAAACTTGCTGATAACCTTGCTTCCGATTTGGACATCGTAAGAGCCGGGGATCATCTTGAGATTTTCCATCTTTAGACGGAATTCAAAATCATCATCAAAATCGGCATCAAGGCAGTCTTCAGTGCTTCCGAGGCTGATTGAATAGGTGTTTGTGGTGCTGTCCTTGACATCACAGACCTTGGCAAATACCTCCCCGTCCTCAGCGTAGATCGACATATCAGCGACCTGAAGGACTCCAGAAGCCTTCTGAAGCTCGTTTAGCTTCTTATCCGACAGGCTGAACTCTAGGACCACTGAGGGCATCGTAAGGGCCTTTGGCGGGTTGCTGGTAATCAGCTTTGGTTCACAGTAGAAGTACTTGACCGAAGATCCGGTATCGTTCGAAATTTCAAGGTACTTATCGTGGAACTCCAGTTCAGGGTTTTCAAACAGCGATAGAATACCGAGGAACTGGGATAGATCCCAGATACCGAATTCCTGGTCAAATGTTTCCTCTACCGTGGCTTCGGCCACAATGTTCTTGTAGGAGGACATCGTAGCAAGCTTGTTTCCAGGACGAATCAGCAGATTGCTGTTGATCGTTGAGAAGTTCTTCAGGATCTGAAGAGTGGGCTTGCTGAGAGTTAGTTTGGATGTAGTTTTCATAATATAAAATTCACCTTTCGATCAGGTATTGTCCTGCAAATAGTCAAAAAAGTCAAGGCTTCCGTCACGCAAATCATGCATTAATTTCTTCGTGGCATGACGCAAATCACGAAGTTTTTTCTTTCTAAAGAATCTTGCGAGTTTCCTGGCCCGAATGATTTTCCATAGTGGATGTTTTTTCATAAGATACCTACCCAAGAATACGAGTTGTTGTCATAGACATATTCATACAACATACCAACCGTTGTATTAAACCATCTCTGACCAACAACTGGCTCGTAGGGGGCGGAAGCTCCAACATGAACTCCTGCTGAGTTGAGAAGCCTCCAGCCCCTTTTTTCGCCGTGTTCGGGAGAAAATCCACTTGTTTCAAAAGATGCAACATAATACTTGCCCTCTTTCTCTACAATGCTCCCATACTCGTATACCTTGAGTGTACCGTCTGGATTAGCAATCTTAAATTTTCCTTTAAAATTGAGATCCATTAGTTTTGTACCAGTTTGCTAAAGTTGTTTTTCTTTTCTAGTGTAACCGTATTCTTGAACTTGTCGTGTAGTTGGTCTGTCTTGTGGCTGATTACAAAGACATTGCAACCCTTCTTCAGGCCGTTGAGCAACTTCATAAGTTCATCGGTTCCGATAGAATCCAGCGAAGAATCAAATACTTCGTCAAGGATGAGTAGGTTGCAGTGAAGACTGTTCTTCATTCTTGCAACTTCTCGCCATGCTAGGAGTAGAGAAATGTCGATTCTCATCTTTTCTCCTTCACTGAAACTCAAATACGAAAATTCGTCACGATGCCTACTTTCAATCTTTTCGTTAAATTCACCGTCAAGATTGAATTTCACGAAGAATCCCATGTTACTGAGATTCTTATTCACTAACTTATTTATAATCGGAAGATAGTGATTTATAATTTTTCCTTTGATTCCACTATCCTTTAATAGATCCACTACAAGTTCGTGATCATTTTGCTGTTTTTCAAGATAGATCAAAGCAGTTTCTTTTACTTTTTTCTCAATTTTAACAGATTCTAACTGTTCTTTTGTAGAAGCTATCTGATCTTCATTTACAGAACACTTATCAGCTTCATATCCTGCCTTTACCTTTTCTAGACTAGCAACTTCTCGTTCAAGTGACTTGACCTCTCTAACAAGCTCTTTAATTCGTTCTTGAACTTCTTTGCTTTTGGTTAAAATATCGTTATGCCAAGCTATTGAATTAATAATCTCTTCTGCATTGGTTCCTAGTTTGGCTAGTTTATTCTTCTTAGCTGAAACAATAGAACACTTATGAGATTCTTCAATGGCTTGCTTACAAGTTGGACAAGTCTCATTGTCGTTAAAGAATTCTAGCTCTTCATTTATGGTATTGATGCTAACAGTAAGATCGGCTTTCTTTTCTCTCAGAAGAGCCAAATCTTCGTCTGTAATCTTATATTGTTCTAGCTTCTTACCTTCCTGAAGGATTTCTTTGTTTAAAATCTTAATTTTTCGTTTAGATCCATCAATCTCTTCAGTCGCCTCTTTAATTTTATTCTCCAACACTTCAAGGCTCTTCTCCATACTGGATTGTAAATTTTTGAGATTAGTTTCATAAAGTTTTATCTTTTCGTCTATAACTCTTTGGTCAAGCTTATTAATCTTAATATTCTCCCGTATCTGTGAAAGCTTGCCCTTTAGGATCAAGTTCATTGACGAGAAGACATCAATATCTAGGATAGTTTCAATAACCTGGCGGCGATCAGCCGGGGGTAATTCCATGAAAGGAACGAACGAAGACTTACCAAGAATGATGACTTGCATGAAAGTCTTTTTGTTCATCTTGAGTATCTGATTCTCAAGCATGTCTTGGTAATCTTTGGTCTTGGCTGCTTGCTCTATCATCTCCCCGTTCTTATAGATCTCAAAGACCTTCGGGGCAAGACCGCGCCGAATCATGTACTCAGTCTTGTTAATCTCAAACTCTAGTTCAACAAGGCACTTACCTTTGTTTACACTATTTACAAGTTGCGGTATGTTGATGTTTCTAAAGGGATTGCCGAAGAGGGCAAATGTAATTGCATCAAGAAACGCAAACGACTTACCGTTTCCATTTGATCCACTGACAAGAGTTGTTTGGCTCTTCTGGAAATCAATCTCAGAAAAGGTGTTTCCAAATGAGCCGAAGTTCTTGAATCTAATCTTTTTAAAGTTAATCATCTATGGTAAGGGATTCTTGATAAAGATCTTTAATGATGTTCTTGATATCGTCCTTGTTCGTGATCTCAGATAGATCATCTATCTCTTTGCAGATCATCGTTATTGTATCCATATTCATATCAATATCAATAGACGAATAATTCATTTCAATTTCTTCATCCACCACAGTTACATCATATGGCTTGGCTTCGTTTAGCTTTGTCATGAACTTTTCGTAAAAGACTGGCTTGTTTCTTCTCTGAACAATCAGTCTTACATACTTATCCTTGAAACTCGGAAAGTCAAGTTTCTCAAGATCTTCTGGAAGAGAATCATCATAAACAATTCTATGAAATAGCTCTTCTGTGTTCTGGATAAATTCTAGATCTCTAGTCTTGGTATCAAAGACATGAAATCCTTTTCGCTCGTTGACATCAGTGAATCCCATTTGATACTGAGTGCCAAGATATTCAATGTTCTTATGTCTTGATTTTAAGTGAAAATGTCCCGACATAACAGTTTCAAACTTATTGAACATTTCTCTCTGAAGTCCAGTATCGTGATAAACTCCACGAAGGACTTCAAATCCAACGATCTCAAAATGGCCTAATAGTATATGTGCCTTTGTATTCTTTATAAATTCAACACAGGCATTCATGTTATCTTCACACATCCAAGGAACAGCACCGATAGAAACATCTGGATAAACAAGTTCCTTTGGTTCATTTACCACTTCAATATGAAAATACTTTTCAAGAAGTTCTTGTGGTGAATTAGTTTTATTTGTATTCCTGAAATAGGTATCGTGATTCCCGATGATAATCTTCATTGACATGCCCATCTTTTCCATAGGCTCAATTACCCTAGTACGAACCTGGTTCAGAGTATTAAAGTTAATATACTTACGACGATCAAAAAAATCGCCCAAGTGTATTACATGCTCAATATTATTTTTTATGCAATATGGAAAAAATTGGTTTTCAAAAAACTGAATAAAGTGTTCTAAAAGAACCGATGAATCATTTTTTGCGCCAAAGTGAGTATCATTTATTATGGCTATCTTCATTTGCGCTTCTTAGTTTTCTTTTTCTTTTTTACTTTTGTATCTTCAAATTTATTTACGTCATTTTCAGAAAGATTAAAAATTTCTCTGAAGCTGGCTGAACTATCTTTTGCGAAGTAATTTTCTTTGAACCACCGATGAAATTTTTCATCAGCATTATCTTCCATGATCTTATACTTGATATAAGATTGCTTCTTTTCCTTTTCTATGCGTCTTAGAAATGCAAAGTATATTATTTGGGTAAAATAAGAAAAGGGGTTTTTTGATTTGCTTGGATCAAAATTATGAGCATACATCAAACAATTTTCTATACCATCTCCCACCATTTCTTCTCGGTAAGGATAATTCATAAAATTTGGTCTATAAGAAAGATGTTCTGCTATCTTCAGAAAAGATTCTGCTATGTAGCTCGATACTGGTGGAGTTTTTCTTCCAGATGACTCTGCTGAGTCATACTTGGCTTTCCACTTTATCATTTCCTTCAAAAATTCTTTATTATCAACGTAATGAGATTTTTCTTCTTCTTCTTTGATTATTGGAAATAAATCCTCATCTATTATCTCATCTTCTACGTCTTTTTTCTTTTTTTTCTTCATGTGGTTATTATACCACTTTTTTTAAAAAAATCAAGTTGACAAAAAACAGTCTTGTTGATAC